GGTCAGTAACAAATCTTGAACATAGTTTAACAATTGCCTCGACAACACCTTCGTTGTAATTCACTTTGTGGTATTGTTCATATGATTCTTTGAGGTTTGAAAGGATTTGTATTGTCTCAGATTGAGTTGGTTCCTTTAAAATAATCTTTTGGAATCTTCTAACAAGTGCGCCATCTTTTTCAATGTGTTTTTTAAATTCATCAAAAGTAGTTGCACCAATACATTGTATCTCACCTCTGGCAAGTGCGGGTTTTAGGATGTTTGCGGCATCCATTGAACCGCTTGCATTACCTGCACCAATCATTGTGTGAAGTTCATCGATGAATACAATCACATTTGGTTCATGTTGGAGTTCGTTTAAGATAGCTTTTATCCTTTCTTCAAACTGACCTCTATATTTGGTGCCCGCCACTAATGAAGTTAAATCCAACGACACAATTCTCTTATCTAAAAGATTAGAAGGACATTCACCTTTTACAATCAGTAATGCCAATTTCTCAACCAATGCAGATTTACCCACACCAGCATCACCAACAACAACTACGTTGTTTTTTTTCTTTCGAGAAAGTATCTGAGCGATTCTCTTAACCTCTTTATCTCTTCCGATGACGGGGTCGATTTTACCTTCCTCAACTAATTTGTTAAGGTCTCTTGAGAAATTATCTAAAATGGGGGTTGTAGAACCCTTTCTACCCTTTTTAGGGGTGGTTTGAGGACCGTCCTCGAAAAAATCTACTGCCATGGTATATGTTCTTTTATTAAAGTATAACAAAAATCCTTCTAAAAACCAAATACGTGACATTTTTTCAGTTAATATAAAAGTATAACTGACATAATGTCTTTTTTATTAGAATGGAACGTACTTTGAATACGAATATACAAAAAAAAATAAAAGCTATGTTAACATTTTACCGAGACCCTTTCAAAGACGTATTAGATACGTTTTTTGAAAAACAAATCCCAACAAGGGAGAATTCAACTAAAGTCGTTACAGGAGATAACGAGTACTCAATTTATCTGGCGGTGCCAGGTTTAACCAAAGAAGATTTATCCATTTCGGTTAAAGATGGGTTACTGAGTATCTCTTATAAAAAGGGAGAATCCAACGAAGTCAATTATTCTTTCGTAAGTTCTTTTAAGAAAACTTATTCGATTCCTGAAGATGTGAATGAAAAAGAAATCACAGGTAAGGTTGAGAATGGGGTGTTGGAAATACTTCTTCCAAAATCCAAGAAAAAATCTCTTGAACGATTCATTTCGTTGAATTAATTGAAACCCCGAGAAATCGGGGTTTTCTTTTTGATATTTATTAGGTATATTATATACAAAAAAATATCATGGGAATTATATCCGAAAAAATTAACGGTACTCTTATTGAGGTGACAATAAACTCATCGAATTTAAAATCATCGACTTATAATACAGAATCTAAGTCACTTTCGGTTGAATTTAATAATGGTGCTATTTATGAGTATAGTGAAGTGCCATGGGAAGTATTTACAAAGTTCCGTATGGCAGAATCACAAGGAAAATATTTTAACACTAATATATCAAAGACATATAAGTACCAAAAAGTAAAATGAGCATTTTAAAAGAACTGATAGAAGACCTCGAAAAGGATAAGGATATTGTTAAATCCTTTATCCCTAAAGAATCATTACCTGACATGGTATTTGATAAGGAAGGGGAATCTTATAAGTTAAAAGAAGAAATTAGAGAAAAGTTACTTGAGATTAGTAATGAATTTTTAGAATTCATCGGTATCGATTTCTTTGTCTTTGATATCCATTTAACAGGTTCACTCGCAAATTTTAACTGGTCAAAATATTCTGATGTTGATTTACACATCTTAGTTGATTTAGATGAGTTTGATGCGGGTAAAGTTAGTTCTATTGCATATCATGAAATCATGAAGGAGTTCTTCGACAGTAAGAAGAACATTTGGAATTCCAACACTAATATTACGATTAAAGGATTTGATGTCGAATTGTATATTCAGGACATCGACGAGAATCATTTATCGACGGGGGTTTACTCTATATTAAATGACGAATGGGTGGTAGAACCTAAAAAATTGGAAACGGCATTTGATTTAGATGAGAAGAAAATCTTAGATAAGGGTGAGGAGTATTCCAAATTAATTGACAGTTTAGTTGATTTATCTGAGAAAGGTGAAGACGTATCTAAGAGCGTAGATGAATTAAAAGCAAAGATTAAAAAATTCAGACAAAGCGGACTTGAAAGTGGTGGGGAGTATTCTTATGAGAATTTAACCTTTAAACTATTAAGAAGAAATGGGTATATTGAGAAATTAATGGGTATCAAAACGTCATTGAGGGATAAAAAATTGTCCCTACCGCAATGATAAACCTCAATTTTTTTCTTTATATGCATATATTTATAGGATACGAAGAATAATATATTTATCAATAATTAAAAAACATGGCAGACTTAAAACCATTAGGAAGTGAGAAACTTCAAGGTGACGACAAACTAAAGAGAATCCTTGAGTTGACTTATTACGGTAATAAATCAAAATCTACATCCACATCTAAAGCCGAATATGTTACAGAATCGGTAAACGGTGTTTACGGTATCGTTAAAGAAAAGGATGGGTATTACGTAAAAAAAGGTTTAAATGAGAGTTCACTTGATTATATCGGTGGTCTATTCATGAAAAATAAAAATAGATTTAACTCATACGCTGAGGCGTTAAAGAGATTAGACCTTTTGAACGGTCAGGAATTACAGGAAGCAACAAAATATGTTTTGAAATCAAAATCTCCTGTAATGAGTGATGAAGCTATGGAACCAGCACCTGTTGCTGATATGCCAGCTGAACCCGCTCCGATGCCTGAAGTCCCTTCAGAAGTACCAGCAGAAGAACCAATGATGGAACCTTCACCTGAAGAAATGCCGTCAGATGAAATGGGTTCAGAAGCTAAACCGTCAGATTACATGGCAGAAATCCAAAAATTCGCAGGTAAACTTGGTCAAGAACTAAGAGACCAAAAAGAGAAAATGGAAAGTGATGATATTAAGTACGTTCTTAATATGGTTATTTCAGCAGTAAACTTAGATAAACTTGAAGATGAGGATATCGAAGAAATTGCTAAGAAATTCGAAAGAGACGAAGACGAGATGGGTGGTGAAGAAATGCCATCTGAAGAACCTGAAGTTCCCGCAGAAGAACCTGAAACAGGTGATGAGGAACTTGGTGAAATGTCAATGATGGATAAATTAGAAAGTTTCGTTAATATGCCAGCAGTACAAGACGAAGAAATTGATTTGTCAAAATACGCTGATTTAGGTTCTATGCAAGAAGACGAAGTTAAGGAAGTTGACTTGGAAGAAATTAAAAAAGAAATTAACAAAAGTATTGAAGAAACTTTAGGAAAATACTTTAAGTAAGATGCGTTTAATCTACGTCAATGAAATCGGCTCCGATTATAAAGGCCAAAGACAGTATGAATTCATCTTCAGTGAATCTGCTGAAATTGACATGGAGGAGTGGTTTGACGTACCGGCATCTTCTACAATGACTTCAAAGTCACCAAGCATTGAATATATTGACCTTGTAGGTCTACTCAAAGACACCGATTTAGTTTTAGAATTGATACAAAATTCTGACTACTTCGGTGTTATTGATGCTGTAGATGGTATCATCGCAATGGCTTGGGAAAAATCAAATTTTGATTTAGAATCCGATAGATTATTTTTCCGTTTTGGAGAAAATATTGAATCAGTCGTTAAAAAAATAAAATCGAGAGGATTCTCATTAGAACAACAAGAACTTAAATTTAAAGAAATATGAAACGCTCAGAAATCATAGAAAAATTATTATCTGAAGGTTTTACAGAAAAAACCTTATCTCGTTTGGGTGATGTACAGCTTCAAATTTTGGCAAAGACAGTATTAAAAGAAAATACCATGATGATTCCAAAAGAAAAAGTACAAGACATTGAAGCGGCGAAAAAAAGTAAACAAACATTTGTAACTTACGAAGAAACGGAGGTTTCTGAAGATGAATCAACCGAAGAAAAAAATGAGGTCGAGGAGTGGGTGTTAAATTTAGCGGAATCTAAATTTTCTACTTTTGCATCAAAATCAGATATTATGAGTGTTATTACTGAGAAAGTTAAAGAAGCGGCAATCGCAATGCCAGCAACCAAACCAACAAAAGGACATAATGGTGTTCCTGAATTTATGACATTTGATGCAATTGTTGGAACTCAACCTGAGACAACACCCGCACAACCTGAAGTAATTCCCGATGCACCTCCAACCGAAAAACCAAGTAAACCAAAAACCCCATATCAACCAGGACCTGGCACGGACCCTAAACCCAAAGCGATGGGAGAAGAAAAAAAGGTAAAATAAAATGGAGTTTTCTAAAAAAAATTTGTTATCATTGATAAGTGAAAACTTAGAAGAGATGGCAATGGATTTCGATACACCTGATAGACCATATCAGGGATTACAAGACAAATTAGCACAAGGAGATACTCCGTTAAAAAAAATTCCTTTACCATCAACAGGTGAGGAACCTAATAAGAATTTCCAAGAACTTTTAGCATCCGACAGATACAGGCAAGTTGTTGCTAAGGTTAGAGAATATACGGGAGTCGAAACTCCAATGCAGGGTGAACAAGGAGTGATGCCATTAGCTCATATGATGATGGGTGCACACAATGAGATTGTTCAAACTGAAGCTGCACATAGAGAAGAATTAGAAAGATTAGCAGTCGAGTTGGTAATGAAAGAGATGGGTATACCTGAAGGAGCATTACAATTTGACGCGAAGATTGTTGGGATGGGCGAAATTGATACTCAAAACTTCAATCGCGAAATGCAACAACAACAACCAAACATTGACCCTGTCGACATTGAACAAGATTTGATGAGTGATTTGGAATCAATGACAATGGAGAAAGCAAAAAGAAGATTAATCAATAATATGATACAAGGAGCATCTAAAAAAGGTCACTACATGTATCATTATGTTGCAGATAAAATTAGAGAAATTACAGGTTCAGATAGAATCATCAACCAATATGGTATTCTTATGTCAATCAATGATACGTTGTATTGGCAGTTAAGTGATGAAACCATGAAGATGATGATGGGTGGACCCGGAGGCGGTGGTTCTGTAGGTGGTAAAGAAGAAGTAAAAAGAAATACTAACCCACCAACAATTGTTGCTCGTGGTATAAATTTCCCAATCCTTGTTCATGAATTGATTAAGGGTATTATGGAATTATTCGCAATTCAAGGAAGACCTACAGACGAAGAGGGTAATGAAGATGAAGAAGCTTGGTCAGAGATTGAAGGTTCTGAAGATACTCTCGAGAAAGAAATGTGGGACTTACGTTTAGGTCCTGCAATTTGGGATAGAGTTAGAAGACAATTCCCTGAGGAAATTTTATTAGACGAAAATAAGTTTGAATTACAAAACTATTTGTTAGTTGAGATTTTCAAATTACCCGCAAAACACTTCTTAGTATTCATGAAGGAAGTCCTTTCAGGTTCAGAAAACGGTAAACGATTAATGAACGAATTAATGGAAGGTATTGACCAAATGTTTAAGGACCAAGATTATCAAGACGCGGTTGCTGCATTTAATGAAGACCTTAATAGTATAACAGACGATACCGATGACGATGACTTAGGGGACTTTTTAGGAAGTCTCGGAATTAAGTTATCTGACGACGACGAATAAAAGAAGGGTGGTTTTACCACCCTTTTTTCATATTTATATATATGGAATCAAGAATAGAACAATTAAAAGAGTATGCTCGAATATTGAAGGATGCACCGTATTCTCTTAAAACATATTTGCAGACATACGACAATACTCAGAAGAAATACGTTCCTCTTGAATTATTCCCTGACCAAGTGCAGTTAATTCAAGATTACGAATTATACAACGAAAATATTACAAGAAAGTATCGTCAGGCAGGTGTATCAACAGTAACATCTGCATGGATTTCAAGGAGATTACAATTAGCAAAACCCGAGAACCCTGAAAGGGTACTTGTGATTGCGAACAAAAGGGATACCGCAATTGAAATGGCAAATAAAATTCGTCACTTCTTAGAACAATGGCCGGATTGGTTAAATGTTGGTTTCTCTCCCGATAAAAACTCTGAAAGTAGATTTAGATTGAACAATGGTTGTGAAGTAAAAGCGGTGGCAACCTCTCCTGATGCACTTCGTGGCTACACTCCTACAATCCTTGTATTTGACGAAGCCGCATATATCGAAGCCGGTGAGGACTTTTGGGCGGCATCTATGGCATCCTTGTCTACGGGCGGTAAAATTATCCTTATCTCAACCCCTAATGGTTATGACCCAATTTATTATGGTGTATACGACCAAGCAATAAGGAAAATGAATGACTTCCATATTACGGATTTAAGATGGTTTAAAGACCCACGTTACACTAAAGATTTAAGATGGGTGAAATGTAATGATATCACACATTACATGTTGAATAGAGAACAATACGATGATAATGAAGTCGTAATGTACGAGTTTGATATTGAAAAATATAATGAGTACTTGGATGAGGGTTACAAACCATTCTCATCTTGGTTTGAATCAATGTCAAAAAAATTCAAGTATGATAGAAGAAAAATTGCACAGGAATTAGAATGTGACTTCTTAGGTTCGGGTGATGGTGTTATACCCGGTGATGTCCAAGATAACATCACTAAAAACATGTTACGAGAACCCAAAGAAAAATATATGCAAGGTACCTTTTGGCAATGGAAAGAACCTGTTGTTGGTCATAGATATATAATGGGTGTTGACGTTAGTAGAGGTGATAGTGAAGATTTCTCTGCAATTAATATTGTTGATTTTGATGAAAGAGAACAAGTCGTAGAATATATTGGTAAAATACCTCCTGATGATTTGGCTGCAATTGCCTATAAATGGGGAGTTTTATATGAAGCATTTATAGTAATTGATATTACCGGTGGTATGGGAGTTGCCACATCAAGAAAATTACAAGAGATGAATTATAAGAACTTGTATATTGATGGGGTAAACACTAAGAATATTTGGGAATACAATTCCAAAGCATTGGATAAAATACCGGGGATTAATTTTAACAATAAAAGAACACAGATTGTTGCGGCATTTGAAGAACAATTAAGAAAAGGATTTGCCGTTAGGTCCGCCAGATTAATGAACGAATTAAACACATTTGTTTACATCAACGGAAGACCTGACCACATGAAGGGCGCACATGACGACTCAATTATGAGTTTATCCATGGCACTCTACGCAGGTGATATGTGTTTCAGTCAGTTACAGAAGAATGAGAATGCCAATAAAGCCATGTTGGAATCTTGGACGGTTTCTGAAAGGACATATGAAGCAAAACAAACGTTTTATTCATATGGAAGTACCATGGATTCGATTGCTGCAATACAAATGGGTGGTGGGTCAAATAACAACCATCCCTTGGGTTCACCAACTAAAGACCACTATAAAGAGTATTCTTGGTTATTTTCCAAAAGGAAATAGTACCTCTTTATTAACCCAATAAAATTATTTATATTCTAAAGAAAACTATTTATATACATGGCAACAGATAATAAGACAGTATTTCAGAGGTTAACCAAGATGTTTGGGTTCCCCGGTAACACAAGACCAGAGGAGGCACCTTCATTTAATTTTTCCAAAGATGAGATACTAAAGACAAGTAGTAGAGAAGATTATGAAAAGGCAATGTTACAGGCACAACAGAGCCAATACATTGCAGATAAATGGACCAAACTCGAACAATCTCTTTACAATCAATCGGTATACTATGAACCAAATAGATTAGCAGCATACTACGATTATGAATCTATGGAGTTTACTCCTGAGATTTCTGCTGCACTTGATATCTATGCGGAAGAATCTACCACACTATCAGAAAAAGGTGAAATCCTTACAATTTTTTCTGAATCGACACGAGTAAAATCAATACTTGAAGATTTATTTATAAACCGTTTAGATTTAAATACTAACCTACAGATGTGGGCGAGAGGTGTTTGTAAATACGGTGATGATTTTGTTTACCTAAAGATTGACCCCGAAACGGGTATTGTTGGGTGTCAGCAATTACCGAACATTGAAATTGAAAGAATCGAAGGTAGAGAATCAAAAACACCTAACCAAAGAGACGCAAAAGTTCCAACAAGAGAACTGAGATTTCAGTGGAAGAATAAAGAATTAGAATTCCAAGCATGGGAAATCGCACACTTCAGATTATTGGGTGATGATAGAAAACTTCCTTATGGTACATCCATGTTGGATAAGATTAGAAGAATTTGGAAACAGTTACTTCTTGCAGAAGATGCGATGTTGATTTATAGAACAACAAGGGCACCTGAAAGACGTGTATTCAAAGTATTTGTGGGTAACATGGATGATAAGGACATTGAAGCATATGTACAACGTGTTGCCAATAAATTTAAAAGGGACCAAGTAGTTGACCCGAGAAACGGTCAGGTGGATATGAGATATAATCAAATGGCAGTTGACCAAGATTATTTTATTCCTATTCGTGACCCGGCACAAACTAACCCAATCGAAACTTTAGCGGGAGCACAGAACTTAGGTGAGATTGCCGATATTGAATACATCCAAAAGAAAATGTTAGCAGCACTTCGTATCCCTAAAGCTTTCTTAGGTTTTGAAGAAGTTGTGGGTGACGGTAAACAACTTGCATTGATGGATATTCGTTTCGCAAGAACAATCAATAGAATACAAAAATCATTAATTCAAGAACTTAATAAGATTGCACTTATCCATCTATACCTTTTGGGTATGGAAGATGAGTTAGATAACTTCTCTCTTTCATTAACGAACCCATCTGCTCAGTCAGACCTATTAAAGATTGAACAATGGAAAGAAAAGATTGAATTATATAAAAACGCAACCTCAGACCAATCACAGGTAGGTATCTTACCGGTATCTCATACATGGGCAAAGAAAAACATCCTTGGTATGAGTGATAGTGAAGTACTTCTTGATTTACAACAACAACGTATTGAAAGGGCAATGGGATTTGAATTGACCAATACTCAGAATGTTATTAAACGTTCAGGGGTGTTCGATGATGTCGATGCTAAGTATGGCGTACCTGAAGAAGAAAGACAAGAGGGTGGTGAAGCACCTGCAGGTGGTGACATGGGAGGTGGAGCCGATATGGGTGGAGGGGCTCCCGAACCCGCGGCCGGTGGTGAGTCTGCCCCATTAAGTGAATCAAGTAAAAAACGTAATATTCTAAGTATGTTAGGTGAAGACACCAATATTAGTGACCTTTTTGATGTCAATAAAGCACAACAGAATATTTATGAAATAGAAAATAAATTAAAAGATATATTAAACGAACAATAAAATGTCAAATTTTGGAGATGTAAAAACAAAATTGTTAGTTAAACTAGCAGAGTCTTACACAACTGATAACAAATCAGACGTAAAGGATTTATTAAAACAAGTCAAATCAAATAAAGATTTGGTTGAGATGTATCTGTTTTATGAAGATATTGAAAATAAACATATCCCAAGTGTTGAAACGGCAAAGTTGTTTGTTGAGCAAATTGAAACTCTTTTAATTCAAAAATCAAAACATTTGGGTGAATCATTAACTAACTTGTCTAACTTATTAAAAGACGTTAGTACCGATAAAAACGAAATTTATGAATGTTTAGATATACTTTCTGAAGATGTTACATTATTGAATGTTGAGAAGAAGGTAGTGGCTAAGGAAAAATTACTGAAGAGTTTAACCACTTCGAAAGTGAATCATGTTTCAGAATCACCAGTTCATACTGATAACCAATCATTGTTAAATGCGGTTTTGGTGAATAATTTCAACACCAAGTTTACCGACTTCATGAATGAAGAACAAAAGGAAACATTCAAAAAGATTGTTTCTATGAAAGATGTTGAGTTATCTGTGGAAATGACATCATTAAAAGAATTAATGTCAGGTAAATTCGATAAATTAATCTCAGAAGAAACCGATTCTGCGTTGATTGATAAATTGAATCAAGCAAAGAGGGAGGTGACCGAATCTACGGTTAATAAGTTTAACTATTACAGATTGATTGAACTTAGTAAAAGTTTAGATTAATCTTGTGGACCGTTTAACTTTTCTTTGTAAATAGCTTTAAGTTTTTCGGCCCTTTTAAGAACTGACGGTTTAACAAACTCTTGTCTTTCTCTTAACTGTTCGGTCTGCTTAGTTTTGTAAACCTTGTTTTTGTACTTTTTAAGTGCAATCTCAAGGTTTCTTTCTTTTGTTACGTCTATTATTATCATGTTTCTTTTTTAAAAATATAATTAAAATATTTGGATTTTTTAAGTTTATTCTGTATATTTTAAATACACCATAAATATACTAAGTATGAATAATATTAATGAAAAAGGGCAAGTTTATTACAATTGGTGTCCATAACAATGTTAAGATTGGATATGGCACCGTTGACTACAAAAACCTAAAAACGATTTACATCCAATTAAACTCTTGGACTCAACCTAATCACGAAGACTGTGACTTTGAAAAGTTGATTTCCAAAACAAGAAGACAAATCAAAAATAAAATTTACGATTTAAGATGTGAGTACTTCAAACCACAATCTATAGTTGACCTCGATATCAAAACAAGTGGTATTAAAACCAATAAAAGGTCATTCATGGATTTGGAGGTAACATTATATGTTGAGAAGTTCTTCGATGTTAAATCAAAAGATATAAAACAAATTGTATCAGACTTATCTGAAAGTATTATAGATACCATTTTAACTGACGAAACTTTGTTTAATTTTTACCAGACAAAGAATTAATCGGTTATTGGGGTATTTATATATAAAAAGATAAATGAAGATACTTGGACCTAACGATACCGGCAAAGGTATTTTAATCGAATACGACGCCGGTCATATATCTCCACAAGAAAATCAAAAGATTATAACTGAGATGAAAGACACAGATTTCTCTCAGGATATAATCCTTTATGCCGTTTTACAGAAATACGACACCCCAAACAAGAATGGTCGTATCTATCCCGAAACCATCCTCAAGAGAGAAAATGAGAAATATCAAAACCTCATTAAAAAAGGCGGTGCATTAAACGAATTAAATCACCCATCATCTTCACTCATCGATTTAGATAGAGTTTCACACTCTATTCTTGAAACTTGGTGGGATGGGAAAATACTAATGGGTAAAATCAAATTATTCACTTCTCCCGGTTGGAAGAAAATGGGTATCGTAAGTACTAAAGGTGACCAAGCGGCAATGTTATTGATGAATGGTGCAACTTTAGGTATTTCATCAAGAGGTGTGGGTTCCCTAAAAAACATTAAAGGACAAAACATTGTACAAGAGGATTTTGAATTGGTATGTTTCGATTTAGTATCATCACCATCAACTCCTGGTGCTTATGTATTCAAGGATTTAGGGGAGAGAGATAACTACGCAGAATCAATTCAAGAGAGACCTGATTCAATAGATAAAATGAAAAATCTGATGTCGAAGTTGGATAACTTTTTATCTAAATAAAGAATTTATTTTAGGTTTCAATATTGTAAAAAGTACTTTTTTACATAATCATAATATTTATAGATAAATAAAAATTTCCAAATGAGCGAAAAATCAATTTTAGAACAAGCATTACTTCAGGTTCAGACACTTGAAGAGGCAGTGAAAGCAAACGCAAAGGGTATACTTGCTTCTACCATGAAACAAGAACTAAATGATTTGCTAAAAGAATCATTGGAAGAAGAGGAAGAGGTTGTTGCAGAACAACCCGATTCTGAAGAAGAGACTCAAGACGATGTACCAGCCGAAGCTGGGGATGAGGAAGATGGTCTCGATAACGATGTTGAAGATGAGGAATCATCTGAAGACGATGAACTATCTAAAGATATCGATTCATTAGATTCAGAAGATGAAATGGGTTCAGAAATGGATGACATGGATTCTGAAGGAATGGGTGATGAAGATGTTGTAGACATGACAGGTGCCGACGAAGAAGAAGTTTTAAAAGTATTCAAGGCAATGAGTGCAGAAGATGGTATTATCGTTAAGAAGGATGAAAACCACATCGAACTTGAAGATGGTGACGATGAGTACATCATTAAGTTAGATGAAGAAGAATCAACTGAAGACGAACCTATGGAAGAAACTATGGACATGCCAATGGAAGAGGACGAAATCTCTGAAGAGTGGAATGAAGGAGAAGAAACCATGGAAGGTGATGAAGAAGTTGTTTATGAAATCGAACTTGATGACGAAGAATCTTCAGAGGGAGAAGTTTCAGAAGAAACATTCGACGAACCTCATGAAGAAGAAGTCGGTGAAGCAGCAAGAGCAACGTGGAACATTCATGGTGACAAAGGTGAAGCTGAAAGAGCAGGTATCAAGGGTAAAAAAGTATTCGCGGCAGGAGCAATCAACGAAGAAGTTGAGAACTTGAAAAAACAAAATGCTGAGTACAAAAAAGCACTTGTATTGTTTAAAGAAAAGCTTAACGAAGTTGCAGTGTTCAACGCAAACTTAGCTTACGCGACTCGTTTGTTCACAGAACATTCAACCACAAAACAAGAAAAACTCAACATCCTAAAGAGATTTGATTCTATCTCAACCTTGAAGGAATCAAAAAATCTTTATTCAACAATTAAAACTGAATTAGATACTAAAAAACCAATTTCTGAATCAGTAGTTGATAAGATTACTTCGGCACCTAGCACTTCGTCTTCAACTGAAGTCCTTTCAGAGTCAAAAGCTTATGAAAATCCTCAGTTCAAAAGAATGAAAGACTTGATGTCAAAAATAAAATAAAAATAAACAATAAAAAACCAAAAAAATACTAAAATGGGAGCATTATTAGAATCAGGTATGGTTGGTAACATCGGTCTTAAGCACCTTCGTGTTATCAAAGAAGATACCATCAAAAAATGGGATGACTTAGGATTCCTAGAAGGTCTTGAAGGCCATCAAAAAGATAACATCGCACAGTTGTATGAAAACCAAGCGTCTTACTTAATCAACGAAGCAGCTACTTCAGATGCTTCTGGTTCATTCGAGACAGTTGTTTTCCCTATCATCCGTCGTGTATTCTCTAAGTTGTTAGCTAACGACATCGTATCGGTACAAGCAATGAACTTACCTATCGGTAAATTGTTCTACTTTATCCCTAAAATCCAAGACACTAAAGCAGCACCATTCGGTTACCCGAATACTGAAGCTGACCCAGGTGCAGGTTACACTTCTACAAGAAGTCTTTATGACCGTTTCTACGAAGAAGATGACACCGCAACTTCAGGTTTGTTCGATTACTCAAGAGGAGCGGCCACTACAGTAATTGC